TCTCGATGGTGACCACGAGTCCGGCCTACACGCCGGTCCTTCGGAAGCCGAACAATTTCCAGACAGAAGGGCAGTTCCGTGAGTACTGGCTACTCACGAAACTGATCCACGGGAACGCCTACATCCTCAAGCGGCGGGATGCGCGTCAGGTCGTGATCGACATGTACGTCCTCGATCCCGAGCGCGTCATGCCGATGGTGTCTGACGCCGGGGATGTGTTCTATCAACTCCAGACCGATGCGCTCAATACCCTGCCGGTTGGCTATCCGGCCGCGAACCTGATCGTCCCGGCGAGCGAGATCATCCACGATCGATGCATGACGATGCATCATCCGCTGATCGGCATTCCTCCAGTCGCTGCAGCCCATTGGCCGGCGCTGAAGAACATGAAAATCATGCGTAGCGCGACTGAGTTCTTCGCGAACAATGCGCAGCCTGGCGGCATCCTGACCGCACCTGCGGGCATGACGGAAGATGACGCAAAGAAGGTGCAGGACTACTGGAGCAGCAACTTCACCGGCTCGAACGCCGGCCGCGTGGCGATCGTCGGCGCTGATATGAAGTTCACGCCGTTTGCGATGAAGTCGATCGATTCGCAGATGGTTGAGCAGATGCGCTATTCGGATGAACAAATCTGCCAGCCATTCGGCATTCCGCCGTTCAAAGTCGGGATTGGCACGATTCCGTCGGGCTTGGGCGTCGATGGCGTGAACCAGTTGTATTACCAAGACGCGCTGCAGACGCATATCGAGCACATGGAGAACTTGCTAGACGACGGCCTGAAAATCTCCCAGCCTTTGGGAATCGAGCTCGATCTCGCGCCGCTCCTGCGGATGGATGAAGCCAAGCGAGCCGAAGTCGAGACAAAGCTTGTTGCCGGTCTAGTCAAGACTCCTGATGAAGCTCGATTGAGATTCAACCTTGCACCTACTGGTGGGGGTGACACGCTTTGGGGTCAGCAGCAGCAATATCCGCTTGGCATGCTTGCAGATCGCATGTCTTGGGACCCGGCCATGCAGACGCCGGCTCCTGCTGCCGCTCCAGCATCTGCCGATGCCGCTCCGCCCGATGCGCCAATGAGCGATGCAAACAAGGCATTGCTCGAGCAGGCCCAGGCCATCATTGCCACACAGAAGGCCATCGAGGCCATGCGGAAGTCCGCACTACCGGAGGCCACGCATGTTTGATCCTGAGAAGTTCGGCGAAGCCATGGGCGCCGCGATCCGAGATGCAATTGCTCCCCTACAGAAGAAGCTTGCGGAAATCGAGTCCCAACTCGCCAAGGATGTACCCGCTCAGATCGAACGTTCCATCAGTGCCGCCGTGGAAGCGCTGCCCGCCCCCAAAGATGGCATTGATGCCGATCCGATCCTGATCATCAAGGAAGTTCTCGCGCAGATTCCGAGCCCACTCAAGGGCGATATCGGCGAAAGCGGCAAGGATGGCTTGAATGGCAAGGATGGGAAAGACGGCGAGAAGGGTGAAAAAGGCGCAGACGGCCTGGGGCTTGCCGGCGCGATGATCGACCGCGAAGGCGCTCTCCAGATCACGATGACGAATGGAGAAGTCAAGAATCTTGGGAAGATCGTCGGCAAGGACGGGACTGATGGCAGGGACGGGATCAGTTTCGACTCGTTCGAGATCGAATACCTCCCGGAATCGCATGAAATGTCGGTGAAAGCGACTGCTGCCGGCCGAACCAAGGAAGTTCGCTACCCCGCAGGCGGCATCCGCTCGCGCGGTTACTGGCGCGACGGCACGAAGGCTGCAGCTGGCGAGGCTTGGGTGCATGACGGCTCTTTGTGGATTGCCACGAAAGACACGATGTCCAAGCCTGAAACCAAGGGCTCAGACTGGATCATCGGTGCGCGAAAAGGTCGTGATGGTGAAGTCACGGTCAAGACAATCAACGGGGCGCCTCCTGGCCCGATCAAACTCCAGGCTTAAGCATGGACCTCGTAACGATCGCGGACGCGCGGAACCATATCCGAACGGATAGCGACGCGGATGACGCATGGTTCGCGGTCTGGATTCCGGCGATCAGTCAAGCGGTCATGTCTTGGCTCAAGGAGGATTGGCGCGCGTTCGAGCCAATCCTCGATGAAAACGGAAACCCGCTTCTTGACAGCAATGGTGACGCGATCCCGTTCGAGGATTCGGATGGCGACAGGACCGTCAAGCCGATGGTCCGCGCGGCCTGCTTGATTGAACTGGCCCAGCAGTATCGGTTCCGGGATGGCTCTGGCGCCGCAGCGGTTCCGTCTGAGTGGGGGCATGGCTACGTGCTTGGGGCAGGAGCGACGAGCCTGCTTGTTTCGGTTCGCAAATCGACCGTTCGATGAGCAGCGTCGAAGCCGGGAAACTGCGGCACAGGGTTCGCATCGAGCAGATGGAAAGCCTGATCGATTCGAATGGCGAGCCGGCACAGGATGATGAGACGGGGACTGTCCTGCAGGAATGGACCGAGGTCGCAACTGTGTGGGCGGCAATCGAGCCTCTAAGCGCTCGTGAGTTTCTGGCGGCACAGGCCACGCAATCCAAGGTCACGGCACGAATTACGATCCGATTCCGAGATGATCTGGACCCGGCGATGCGTCTAGTGCATACGAGGACCGGTCGGGCGGATGTCGTTTACAACCCGGCAGGCTTTCTGCCCGATGTCGAAAGCGGGCTGGACTATGTGACCATCCCAGTATCAACGGGTATTGGTATTGGTCAATGAAGTATAGCGATATCTATCATTCGCTGATGAGCATGGCAAAGAGTCGTGTCCTATCTGGATATATCGAGAGACACCATGTTTTACCAAAATGTCTTGGTGGAACAGACGATAGTGAGAATATTGTTGAATTGACAGCGCGAGAGCATTTTTTCGCTCATCAATTGCTCACAAAAATTCATCCAAACGTCTCTGGTCTGACCTATGCGACTGCTCTTATGAGCGGCAAAGGAGTACTTGGTAAATATGCCAGTCGCTCATATGAATGGGTGAGGCGTAGATACGCTATGCAGAAATCTGCGGCGATGAAAGGAAAGCCAAGGCCACCAGAGACAATGCAAGCAATGAGAGCCGCTGTCAAGGCGATGACAAAGACACAGGAGCATCGGCAAAAGATAGCTAACACATTGCGCGGAAGAAAGACGCCAGATTCTGTTAGGAAAAAACTAAGTGCAATAAGAAAAGGGAAAAAGCACAGTAAGGCACACTGCGCAAATATGTCTAAGGCAAGGTCTGTGCTGAGTGAAGATCAAATACGCGAAATGCGAGCGGAATATGACGCAGGTGGCGTGCTTGACCATATATCTATGAAATATGGAGTCTCTAAATCTGCGGGTGCCAGAATAATGAAGCGGCAATCACATAATTGGATGATTGTCGAGGGCCAATGACAACTTGGGCAGTGCTCGCGACTGGGCCATCTATGTCGCAAGCGGTTGCGGATCAGGTCAAGGGACGATGCAAGACCGTGGCGGTCAGCGACGCATGGAAGCTGGCGCCATGGGCTGATGCGTTGGTTTCGACCGATGGCGCCTGGTGGAAGGCGCATCCCGAAGCATTGGAATTCCAGGGGCGGAAGTTCGGAGCAATGCCGAGTTTCAGGCCGTTCGAGAGCGTCGAAAGTTTTCCGGCTGAGACCTATACGAATTCAGGCTTACTCGCTCTGATGGTTGCGGTTCATCTGGGGGCGAAGCGGGTTCTGCTGTGCGGGATTGACCTGAACCAACCGGGGCATCATTTCTTCGGCCGGCATCCGGCGCCGCTCAAATCCACCAACGCCGGACGGATGGAAGCGTTCAAGCGGCAATTCGGGCACTACCGGCCCAAAGGTGTCGAGATCATCAATTGTTCGCAGTGGAGTTCGCTGCATTGCTACCCAAGGGCTTCGCTTGAGGACTGTCTCGCTGAATCTGCGGTACTCGCTGACTGAGCGGGTCCAGGCGTTCGAGCGAGGACTGAGGCGGCATGGATTCGCGGTCATCCCGGGTCTGCAACCTGCCGATGCACTGGTGACATGGAATCGGATAGGCGCCGCAGATCGAGTCGCCCGCGATTACGGGCTGGTATTGGTTGCCGAGAATGCGGCATGGGGCAATGGGTTTCTCGAACGGAAGTGGATCAGTCTCGCGAAGGATAGGCACAACACAGCCGGGATGTTCCTGGCTGGCGGCTCTGAACGATGGGACGCGCTCGGCGTCGAGCTAGCACCCTGGAGGACTGAAGGCGAAACGGTGATCCTGTCGCAACGCGGGATCGGCAGTCCTCCAACGGCCATGCCGGCCAATTGGGCCAAGTCAGCCTATCAGCGGTATGGCGGGCGCATCCGGCCGCATCCTGGCAGGAACCCGGCGAAGCCGCTGGCCGATGATCTCGTGGGCTGTGGCCGAGTGGTGACATGGGGCAGCGGCGCCGCGATTCAGGCTCTGATGATAGGCATCCCGGTGATCTCGGAGATGCCGGGCTGGATTGGTGAGCAGGACAACACGGACACAGGCCGGATGTACATGTTCAGGAATCTGGCCTGGGCTCAGTGGGAGATCCATGAGATAGAAAGCGGCGAAGCATTCGAGGGTTTTCTGTGAGGCTTCTTTTTACCGGGAAGGGTACTTCAGGCAGTTGGCAGATTCGTGGTCTGCAAGTTTCCAAGGCACTAGGCGCCGCAGCGGTACCGATGGCCGGCGTACAGGACTGCAAGGCTGCGCATGCGATCGTGGCGGTCAAGCGCATCCCCGATTCATTGCTGGAGACAATCAGGAAAAGCGGCCGACCATGGGCCTGGGATGTGGTGGATGCCTTCCCGCAACCGAAGTGCTCGGCCTGGTCGAGACAGGAATCGATCGACTGGCTAAAAGGTGAAGTTCGCCGGCTGGCTCCCACGATGGTGATCCTACCGAACGAGCGAATGCGTGATGACCTCGGGTTTGGGGATGTGATCTATCACCACCATCGGCAGAATCTGACGGTGAACCCGATCCGCGAACGGCTCGAGGTGATTGGCTACGAAGGCTCCCCGACCTATATCCGGGGATGGGCCGAG